ACGGATGCCGCCGCCGCGCTATCCGACGGGTTTGACGAGGCGGGTCGTTCTGCAGGCGGGGCCGGTGCTGCGGCCAAGGCTGCTGCGGAAGCGGCGGCCGCCGGTTGGGCGCAGGTCAGCACATCGCTGGCGGAGTATGCCAAGGACGCGATGGATTGGGGCAAGGGTCTGGGCGAGACGCTGACCTCGGCCTTCAGCTCGGCCGAAAGCGCTTTCCGGGAATTTGTCACCACCGGCAAGCTCGACTTCAAGGGGCTCATCTCCTCGATCCTCGCGGACCTTGCGACGCTGGCCTTCAAGAACGCGGTGCTAGGCCCCCTGGCCAATTGGCTCGCAAAAGGGTTCGGCAGCATATTCGCCCCAGTGCAACACACGGGCGGCATGGTCGGCGCACCCGGCCCCGGCCGCATGGTCTCGCCCCTTGCCTTCGCCGGTGCTCCTCGCCTGCATTCCGGGGGCTGGGCCGGTCTGCGCCCTGACGAGGTTCCAGCGATCCTGCAGCGCGGCGAACGGGTGCTGTCGCGGGCGGAAGTCGCCAATGGATTGGCTCGTGGCGGCAGTGCCGGAGGCGTGTCGATCAGCATCGATGCGCGCGGGGCGCAGACCGGTGTGGCCGAGCAGATCGATGCCAAGCTGCGCGCTGCTCTCCCAGAAATCGCGCGCCTCGCAAAAGCCAGCGTGGCGGATGGCCGACGTCGTGGCCAAACCCTGTGAGAGATGAGACCCTGCCATGATCCCCGAACTTCCCCTGACCCTCGTGCAATCGCTCGAGCGGCGCCTCGTCAGCGCCACCGCAGTTGCCACCTCGCCCTTTACCGGCAGCGAACAGGTGCAGGATTGGGGTGGGGAATGGTGGGACTACGCCATCGAAATGGCGCGTACCAGCGGGCGCGACGGGCGGCGGCTATCAGCGTTTCTGGCTGCCTTGGGCGGCCCACGCGGCCGGTTCCTGTTCCGCGATCCCACAATCCGGCAGCCCGGGTTCTCGTTCACGCCCGTTGTCGTGGGTTGGTTGCAGACAGGAGGAACGCTGAACACCAGCGGCTGGCCCGCTTCCACTACCCCGCTTTTTGCCGGAGATTTTTTCTCTATGGGTAGTGATCAGCAAACCCGGCTGTATCAGCTGACGGCCGATGTGATCAGCAACACGGCTGGACTTGCGAGCCTTTCCTTCGTCCCACGTCTGCGTACATCCCCCGCCGATGGTGCAGCGCTGCAAATCGCGGCCCCCGCGGTTCTGTTGCGTCTGACCGCCCCTGTCCCCACCCGGATCGGACGGGCGGACACCTTTCTCTTCACCCTGACCGCCCGGGAGGCTCTATGAGCCGTGATCTGACGCCGGTTTTTGCTGCAGCCCTTACCGCTCGTGAGCTGCGCCCAGTGATCTTTTACGAGGGGGCGTTTGCTTCCGGTTCGTTGCGGCTGTGGTCGGGGCTGTCAGCCATCGATTGGGCGGGACAGTCCTGGTCCGGGGCTGGCGCGCTTTTGGGGCTGGGCAGTGTTGAAGAAACCGGCTCCGTCGTGGCCTCGGGCACCGTGGTGTCCTTGTCCGGTGTGCCGCCAGATCTGGTGCAACTGGCCATCGCGGAGGCGCGGCAGGGCCTGCCCGGGAAACTCTGGCTCGGGCTTTTGACAGAAAGTGGCGCGATCATCGCCGATCCGGTGCTGGCCTTTGCCGGTCGGCTGGATGTGCCCGAGATCACCGATGATGTGGAGAGCTGCCGGATCACCATCAGCTACGAGTCTCGACTCATCGATCTGAATACCGCGCGCAGCTGGCGCTACACCCATGAGAGCCAGAAGGCGATCTGGCCGGAGGATCGCGGCTTTGAATATGTCACGGCCATTCAAGACCAGGAAATCAAATGGGGCCGCAAATGAGCGTGAAGGTCGACCGCGAGGCGCAAATGAAGGTCACCGGTTGGGAGGTTCTTCTTGCCGCGGCGGTCGACGATGCGCGGACTCGCAGCTTCAATTGGGGCACCCATGACTGCGCCACTTGGGCATTTGACCTGCGCCGCGATTTGTTGGGCGGCGATGATACCGCAGCGCTCTGGCGCGGGCGGTACCGGACGGCGCGCGGCGCTGCGCGGGTCATGCGGCGTTTGGGCTGGGCTTCGATGCCGGAAGCTGGTGTCGCCCTGCTTGGGATGCCGCTGGCCAATGTGCGGCTGGCACAGCGCGGCGATCTGATGCTGTCGCCAGATGCCACCTCCTTTGGGGTCTGCCTCGGTGCCCAAGTTGCGTTCCTGGCCCCTGAAGGTTTGACCCTGCGCGCGCTTACATCCTGCGTCCTGGCATGGAGGGTCTAGATGGCCTTCCTGGCACCATTGTTCGGAGGCGGGCTGTTTGCAGGCACGGCACTCGCAGGTCTCGCCAGCCTCGGCGGCTTCGGCACGCTTGCCCTGCGGCTTGGCGCGTCGTTGCTCCTGTCAGCCGCCTCGCGTGCGCTGATGCCGGGCCCCAGCCTGCCAGCCCGCACCGTGACCGTGCGCGAGCCGGTGGCCCCGCGGGACATGGTCTATGGCCGCGCCCGCAAGGGCGGGGTGATCGTCTACATCAGCGAAGCCGGGCCAAAGCGGCAATATCTGCACCTGGTCGTGGTGCTGGCCGCACATCGGGTCGCGGGGATTGGGGCTGTCTATTTTGACGGCGAGGCGGCCGTCGATGCCACTGGCACACCCCTTGGCCGCTGGGCGGGCCTTGTTACCGTGGAAAAGCGGCTCGGGACTGACGACCAGACAGCTTTTGACGGCTTGATTGCCGTCCTGCCCGAAGCCTGGACCACAGCACATCGCCTGCGTGGATGTGCCGCCATCCATCTGCGGCTGCAGGCGGATCAGGACGCCTTCCCCGGCGGTATCCCTGCGATCTCCGTGGACATCATCGGCAAGAACGACATCTTCGATCCCCGCAGCGATCTGGCGGGCTACAGCGAAAACCCCGCCCTGTGCCTTGCCGATTACATGGCACATGCCCGCTTTGGCCTTGGGGCTGCGATCGGGGCCAGTGACGGCATCAACACCGAGGCGCTGATCGAGGCCGCCAATATCTGCGATGAGGCGGTGGGTCTTGCAGCAGGCGGAACAGAGCCGCGCTACAGCTGCAACGGCGTGGTGTCCTTGGCGGAAACCCCCAAGACCATCATCGAGGCAATGCTGACCGCAATGGCAGGCCGTGTGGCCTGGTCCGGCGGCCAGTGGCGGCTGCATGCCGGGGCGTATCGGATGCCTGCGTTCAGCCTGACGCAGGATCATGCGCGTGAGGGTGGTCTGACGCTCTCGACCCGGATCAGCGCGGCACAGAACTTCAACGGCGTGCGGGGGCAGTTCATCAGCCCCGAGAATGATTGGCAGCCCGATGACTTTCCGGCCTATGTCAGTGACGTTTACCGTACTGAGGATGGCGGCGAGGAGAAATGGCGTGATATTGCGCTGCCCTTCACGCAATCGGCGACGATGGCGCAGCGGCTTGCCAAGATTGAGCTCGAGCGGGCGCGGCGGCAAATGTCGATCCGCTTTGCGGGCAAGCTCTCTGCTTGGGCGGTGCAGGTCGGTGATACAGTGGCACTGACCTATGACCGCTGGGGCATGGCGGCAAAACCCTATGAGGTGATCGAGGCCAGGCTCGATCTCGCGACCTCCGGCGACGGGCCGCAGCTTTTGCCGGAACTGGTGCTGCGCGAAACATCGCCGCTGGTCTATGATTGGGATGCCAGTGAGGCCGCGATCTATGCGGCGGCCCCAAGATCGACGCTGCCCTCGGCCTTCACCGTCGCGCCACCCGGCTCCCCTGAAATTGCGGAATCGCTCTACATCACCCGCGACGGTGCGGGGGTGAAAGCGGCGGTGCTGGTCAGCTGGCGGGGCTCGGACATTGCCTATGTGGCGCAGTATCAGCTCGAAAGCCGAATGGTGGACGCATTGGGCGGTGCCTTGGGCAGCGGCGCTTGGACCAACCACGGCCGCACCGACGCGACCGAGATGGAAATCCGCGATATTGCCCCGGGCCTCTGGGAGTTCCGCGTCAAGGCGCTGACGGTTCTGGGCGTGTCATCGGCCTGGTCCGTCACGGTGAAAGAGGTGCTGGCCCTGACTGCCCCGCCTGCTGCCCTCACGGGCGTGACCCTGCAAACCGCGGGCGGCATGGCTATCCTCAAATGGACACGCTCTGCCGATCTCGATGTGCGCATCGGCGGCAATATCGTGATCCGGCACAGTCAGGCGTCAAGCGCGACTTGGGCGAGCAGCCAGTCCTTCGACATCGTGGCGGGCAGCGATGCCATCGCGGTGGTACCGCTCTTGCCCGGCACCTACCTTTTGCGTGCCCGCGACAGTTCCGGGGTTCTTGGTGATGTTAGAGGTGGTTCGGTTGATCTTAACAGGTTCCGGGTGTTTTCTAAGTGGTTTTCCGCGTCGGTTATGCCGCCACCGCTTCTGGCATCGGCTGGTTGAAGTAGGCCTGATCGGGGGTTT